CCTCTGTAACAGCTTTTAATCCTACTTGTGCCAGTATCATCTGACCAGCATTCATAGTTCCACTCTGCCATCCTGCCTGATTAGAGTCAGATATACCTGCAGGTATTGGTAAAATTACAGTTCCTATATTCTTTCTATTTCTTTTTCTATTTTCACCAGCACCAAACTTTCCATTTATTGTATTATTTCCTATTCCTTTTGGTACATATTCCAACATATCAAATTTTAGTATGTCATGCTTTTCTTGTCGTAATGTCTCAGGGTAAACTAGTAATGTATCAAATTGATTTCTGGTTCCTGAATCAGATTTTGACGATCCAAAGAAATTTTTAGTAGTGCTTGCTGCTGAACCACCACCTTTCTCTCCATCACTTACACTTACCTCATCTATACCATCATTAGTTGCATTGTTTTTATTGTTAGATATATTATTTAAAGCATCTTTTTCTTCTGAAGTTTTTGCTACATCATCTGATATAGAAGATATTTGACTTGATGATGCTGTCTCCACTGATTTAAAATTATTATTGGCTAGTTTTCCCACATCAGTAGTTGTGTCAAAAACTATCTTTGATTGATTATTTGATACTCCAATTATTTTACCTCCATTACCTTTGGCATCATCATAAGCAATTATTGTCTTAGTGTATTTTGGTGGAGTTGATTCAATAGTTTCAACTTCTGTTGCTAAAAATATTTTTTTCTTTAACTTTTGACCCCCAACAACTTCCACAATAGGAACTACTGCTATCTCACTTAAAGTTTTTGAGATGGCAGGTGGTAATGCTGGAAGTGTTTCTGGATATGGGAGAGTGGCCATTTATTAGTATCTCTTTTAGTTATTTAGTAGGAATTTTCCATACTGTAATGCAAGTAACTCATCCAACTCTTGATTTTCTACTACATGAAGTTTACCTGCAACCTCTTCCCATGTGTAGTTTCTATATTTTTGCCAGTGAAAATTCAATCCTCTGAACCCCCATCTAAAAAGACCCACACAAGCAATCAAAGGATGTTGATCATATTGAATATCAGGTGTCTTAGGATTATATATGAAGGTATAGTAGTTACCTGGTTCAGGATACAATGCTTCTATTGTAAAAACTTGCATAATTAAAAGCATTATTTCTTCTGGGTCAGTTGTATTCTCTTCTTCAACTAATTTTTTAAGTTCATCCACTCTTGAAGTTGGGTTCTCTTCTATCTCTACTTCTTCTTGAAACCCAAAACTATCGGTGTTTTGTTTTGCAAGGTCTCTTTCTTTTCTTTGTTTGATTGTTTTTCTTGGCATTATCTTATACCCAGTTCTCTTTCTGTGATAATCTTAAATTCAATTCGTTTATCTTTACACCACTCATCTGCTGCTTGCCACTTTGCTTGATTAGTTGCATAGGTTTTGCACTCATAGAGATAAGACTTTGTGACGTTTTTCTTTTTCTTGGGAGGTTTTGTTTGCCTCATAGGTTTAACCTCGATAACATATGTTTTGACATCACCTGTTCCTTCCTTTACTTTTATAATAAAGTCTGGAAAGTAACGTCTAACCTTACCATCAGGGGCACGATATGGTATGAAGAACTCTTCGCTTCCCCATTGTATAATGTTCTCGTTTATATCACACCAATGACAGAACCTTGTCTCCCAAGAACTACGACATATAATATTATTCACATCACCTTTATACTTCCTTGGTTTAGTTGGTTTAAAGATACTCTTTTTACTTTCAGCCATCTCTTATACATAATATATAAGGTCAAATAGTATTTATAGATGCCAACTCCAAGGTCAGTCTCTAAAATAAAATCTGATTTGCTCCGTCCAGCAACTACTTCTCATTTTGAAGTAGAACTTAGCATACCAAGTGGACTCAGGGGTAAGTATAGTGGTGATAATAGACAAGGTAAAATGCAATTAATGTGTTCTGAGGCAAGTCTACCTGGCTCATCTTTAGCAACACATCAGATTGATAATAATTTTCATGGCGTAACTGAGAGACATGCGTACAGAAGATTGTATGAGGATAGATTAGATTTGAATTTTTATGTTGATGCAAATCAATATCTACCAATTAAGTTTTTTGAGGATTGGATATCGTTCATAACAAATGAGGATAAGAGGGATGCACTTGCTAACTCATATACTTATGATGTAAAATATCCAGATACCTATACCGCAGCTGGATTAAAAGTTATAAAATTTGAAAAGGACTATAAAAGTTCTATGACATATCAGTTTGTAAAAAGTTTCCCGATACAGATAACTTCCATGCCTGTGTCATATGATGGGTCATCTTTACTACAGTGTAATGTTTCACTAACTTACTTGAGATATGTTGTAGGAACTAATATAGTTGATGTGTATAATCCTGTTAGTGCATTGAACCAAGCAAGATTTAATGCAAGAGGTATAGTTGGTGGATTTGTTGATGCTGCTGTAGACAGACTAACAGGAAATGATTTGCTTGGAGATATTGCTGGAGGTATCGCTGCAAATCTCCTCTAAATAAACATACTGAACTTGTCATAGGATATTATGCCTTTACCAAAAATTGCAACCCCAACCTATGAGTTGGAGTTACCCTCGACTGGAAAATCAATTTCTTACAGACCATTCCTTGTAAAAGAAGAAAAGGTTTTAGTAATTGCATTAGAGAGTGAAGATACAAAACAAATAACAACTGCGATTAAAGCAGTGTTGAGAAATTGTGTTCTTACAAAAGGAGTTAAAGTAGAATCTTTACCAACCTTTGATATAGAATATTTGTTTCTTAATATTCGTGGTAAATCTGTTGGTGAGGAACTAGAAGTAAACATTGTCTGTCCTGATGATGAAGAAACTAATGTTCCTGTACTCATTGACCTTGATGACATACAAGTTCAAAAAGATGATGGTCATACCAATAAGATTAAATTGGATGATAACTTAATGATGGAAATGAAGTATCCTTCATTGGAGCAATTCATTAAAAATAATTTTGAGTTTGATGAAAAGAATGCGATGGACCAATCTTTTGATTTGATTGCTACCTGCATCGATAAAATTTATACAGAGGATGAAGTTTGGGCAACTGCAGATTGCACCAAGAAAGAAGTGAAAGAATTTTTAGAATCTATGAACTCATCTCAGTTCAAGAGTATTGAAAAATTCTTTGAGACAATGCCTAAATTATCTCATACTATAAAGGTAAAAAATCCTAAGACTAAAGTTGAAAGTGAAGTTGTTTTAGAAGGGTTAGCATCTTTTTTCGCTTAGGTATGGTGCATATGAGTTTGTTTAATTACTTCAAACTCAATTTTGCCTTGATGCAGTATCATAAATATAGCTTGACAGAGATTGAAAATATGATGCCTTGGGAACGAGACATCTATGTGGGTCTTCTCCAACAACATCTTGAAGAGGAAGAGTTAAAACGCAAGCAGCAAAAAGCGAATGCCTAGTAACACACCAAATATAATACAATCTCTAAGGTCTGCACATGACCCTCATTTTAAATTGTCTGGGAAAGTTGGTGGGTTAGAAAATAAATTAACGGATCAAGTATCTGAAATACATAGAACATTAAGCAAAACCTTTGTGACACAAAGGAAAACCTTAGTTCGTGTTCTTGGTCTCGAAGGAAGGGTTAGTGAATTAGAATCACAACAAGCAGCAGAGGAGCAAGCAAAGGAAGGTATAGACGATTTGTTAGGGGACATACTTGGAGAAGATACTCAAGAAGAAGTGAGCGAGAGTGAACCAGAAGTAGAGGTAGGTGGTACAAAAACAAAAACAAAACCAAAAGCAAAGAAAAAACCAAGAAAGAAAACTCCTGTAGCTAAAAAGGCAACTAAACCTAAGAAAAAACCAAAGATAAAAGCTACAAAGAAAAGAATAAAAGCAGAAAATTTAAAGAAGGGAACTGTATTAGACGATAATTTCAAAGCACGAGTGATGGGAACAGATTCATCAGGACAATATTTAACTCCAGAGGAAAGAAAAAGAAGATTTAAGTTTGGTGATACACAACCAGCAGGAGCATTATCTGCAGAAAAATTACAACCATCTTCAGATACAGAACAGATAGGGCAAGCAGAGGATGCAAAAAAATCTATTGGATCATCTCCTGTTAGTGATGTATTGATAAATTCTTTAAAGGCAATTGCAGGTTCTCTTGATAATATAAAAAGTATTTTAGGAGATCAAAGTAAAACTCAACAAGACGCACAAGAAGATGCAAGAGTAGCAGGTGAGCAGGATAAGGCAAAGAAAAAGGAGGGGATGCTTGAAAAAGTTATGGGTCCAGTTAAAAAGGTTGGAGAGAAATTACTAAAACCTTTTAAGAGTATACTTGAATCTGCTTTTGAATTTTTGAGTAAGATATTTTTTGGTAGAATTGCTGTTAAATTATTTGAGTGGTTTACCAATCCAGAAAATCTTAGTAAAGTGACGAGTATATTCAATTTTATAAAAGATTGGTGGCCATTAATTGTTGGTGGAATATTAGCAGTTATAGGACCAGGAGTTACTTTCACTGTGGGATTAGTTGCTTTAGTGACATGGGGAACTGTTAAAATTGTTGATGCTGTAAAATCTATATTTGGATTTGGTCCAAAAATAGATGAGGAATTAAAGAAAGGTCAAAGTGATTTTGATAAAGATCTCAAGAAGATGGATGAGGGTGATAATGATGTAGATCAAATAGAATCAGAATCCAATACAAGCACTCCTGCAGAAGTATCTGAAGTTCAAGATTCTGGTCAAAAAGTTACTGATACATCATCTGATATAGAAAAACCTCAAAAGATGGCGAAGGGTGGTGTAGTAAAAGGTAAGGAAGGTGTTGATAAAGTTCCTGCAATGCTAACTGCAGGAGAATTTGTAATGACTAAAGGGGCAGTTGAAAAGTATGGAGTAGATACACTTGAAGGATTAAATGCTGCTGCTGGTGGAACCAATAAACCAACTCTCATGAAGCAATATAATGAAGGTGGTACTGCAACTTCTATGTCTCAAGAGGAATTTGTGGCAGC